GTGGCTGACGAATATTCGTTATCGGATGTGCTGGAAAGGATGCATCAGAACCAGCTCGGCTTGGAAGCAGCCCTGATGGAGCTGACGCTTCATGTTGAACAGCAAGGCTTCACCGAAGCTGGAGAAAACGTCCGCGGGGCCTTGTGGGCGATTGGAGAAAACGCTGGGCACATCAACCAGGGGTTAGCCAGACTCAAGGGAAAAAACGCGGGCTAGATTGAAATTGTAGGCCGACATCGAAGCTTTCGGTGCATGTCGATCCCCCGGTGCCATAAGCGGGTGTGGCGAAAGGCTTTCCCTCCGTCACAACAGCTAGCCTGCTGCAAACCATTCTGACGTTCACCAATGAATACCCGTAAGCGTCAAGTCCGCCTAGAGAAGCCTACCCACGCAACCACCTGGCCACCCCCCTAGAAATGCGCCAAAATGCCAGCAATAAATTATACTGATCATGGTACGGTGATCCTAAAGGGCACCGTCGGCATAGCAGGAGAGTCAAGATGGCCAAGATAAGTATTCCTCTGGATTTCAGCCGCTATCCAGCAGGAAGATATAGGACTGATAGCCCGTATTCCGCAGAGGATTTTCGTGAAAGGCTTCTGGCTCCATCGTTGAAAAAAAACGATGTTGTTGAAGTCGACTTTGATGGATCTATGGGGTACAGCTCCTCATTTCTCGAAGAGGCGTTTGGCGGGCTCATTAGAAAAGAAAAATTCAGTAAGGAACTGCTACATAAAAAACTTAGACTGCATTACAAGGAAGACCCATATTTAATAGAAGAGATTTGGGAATACATCGATGAGGCAGGCGAGCATGCTTTATAATGGCTGATTTTCCTTATGGCGATATACCCGCATGGATTGCTCTTGGTGCCTCAGCATTTACCATTATTCAACAGAGCAAACAGAACAATAAAGCATTGCTAGAAAAAGAGGAACAGAAGACAGCCTCAAAACAAAAAGAAGAACTGTCGAGAAAGAGTCTAACAAACCTTAAACGGCAACTTCGCGCAGAGCAAATGATAAAAGATATCGACGAACTACTGGCTCTAGCTGTTGACTATTGGACACAATCAGAAGGCAATGGCTCTCCATCAGCGATAATGATCAAGGTCAAGTCCCAAGACTTATCTCATCGATGCAATGAATATAGAAGCTTTTTAGAATTCCCGGCTTCGTCTGACTTCTCAGCCATTCGACGGTTAATTACTGGAGGTCAATTCGAAGGCAAGTCACGTAAGGCAATACCTACAAATGCACCTCTAATACGAGATGCATCTAACAAGGTTAATGACTTCAGAACAAACCTGAGAAAATACATTGATAAAATAGATAACTTCCAATAGATCATAACTTTAGAGCCAAAAACCACCTTTTCAATAATTTTGAGCGCCCCCCGCCCAATCAAACATTATAACTCTCAACTGCCACACTACAATCGAAGATGTTTTTTGGGGTGGGGGGATGACAGCGGAACCTAATTTTTATGAAGCCGACCTCATAGCATTTGACCATAATTAGTCAGCTCGCGTTAAAATGCCTGCTTGAGCCATGTCGCGCAGCAAAGCCGCTTTCATAAAAAATTATCAATACAATTAACTCAGCCAGCCTTTCTTTTTTGAAGGATAGAGTTCATATATCTGCTTCAATGATCGAGAAACCCTCGAATTTTGATCAGATACTTTTTGCAAAACTTGACGCTCATCTAGAGATGAAAAACCTTCCGCATTTAAAGTGTAATTTTTACGAACCGAATAAAAAAAATCATCTGGAATTTTAACCGAGTATGATTCATGCAATATAGTGGCTAAAGCTCGTAAAGAGGATATCTCTACCGAAACCGAAGCCACCCAAGCCTGATGTTTACCCTGCACACTTGCTCCACTCAGAAAAAAAACCGATGCCCTCTGGTTCAAATCCATCGTCACATTTATAACTTTGTTTAGAAGGTCATATATCTCCGCTCGATTTGCACTTGACTTTGAGTCCTTAAAAACAACTAACCACCCAACAAATGTCACCAAAACCGTTATTACAGGTGAGGCAACCGTGGCAAAATCAACAAAATCCTTACTTAACGAAACCATTTAAACTCCAGATATGTAATCCTTGATTTCCAGAATATAGTCTCGATGCGCAGTTATAATATTTATCTTCGCAAGAACGATTTCCTTCGGAATACCGCACACTCTAACAAGCCCCCCAAAAGCCTCTTCTAGAAATGAAGATCCGTACTCATATCCATCTTCAACTGTATCTAGGTAAACATTAACTTTTTTTACTTTATCATCTCTAAAGTGTGCAGCTAGAATTTCATCCCTGAATCTCGCCCCATTGTAATCCCCATCACTTTCATATCGCCCGTAAGGTGTTCTCGAAAACGCACCAACCAACACATCTACTTCATCTAAGTTCATTATACACCACCGCGCTCAAAGCACCATTCAATGAGTGTACCACCAAAACTATTGTTTGCGAGCGTATCAGATGAAATTATCTCCTGATTACTGTACTTCACAATACCTTTACCACTACAAATCAACAAATGCTTCGCCTTTTGATTTATATCCACAGGTTTTTTTATATTAGTAAACCCATTTCCACGCCCTTGATCATTTGCATAACGAGTTTTCCCGCGAATCATAGCATATTCGATAATTCTGTTATCTTGATGAAGTGCGCTCCCGCCTTCTTGTACATATTTCCGCCCAATAGTCTCAGATATACCTACGCCCATATCATACAAAACCACACTTAATGTGTTCTTCAAGTTATTGAAGGCAACGTATTGCCACCAGCGGCCATTGATATCGCTTGATGTTCCTGGTGCGTATGCATGATGCCTAATATTTAAGTACCCCTCACTTAACGCAGAAACCAATCGATCAGGTACCGACCCTAGCCGAGACCTAAGTTGCTTAATAACTGATGCTATTTCATTATCCGTACAGTTTGAGGTTTTAAACGGATTACCAACATCCTCCCAAAGCCTTTCAATTTTCTTAATTCCACCCGGTCTAATAGCATCAAAAAACCCAGAACTAACAAATAATTTTTTCGCAACTTTCTCCAAAGGCAAAATAATCTTTATTGATTGATGACTAACATCATCATAGCTAGAGTCCGCCATTAACTGGCAGCGTGTTATTTTCGCAAATGTCACCACCGCTGCAGCCGCACTAATAGATAAACAGCTTGAAAAATCTATACAAAACTCTTTACGCTCATAATGAAAGTTATCAATTTTTGTTAAAAACTCCATTGTTTCATTGGCATATTCAGTCCGATAGAGGCATATGTGATCTGGTGATCTAACCACTTTCAACTTTTTAGCCTCCTTACTCCAAAAAACCGTTTGCGTAGAATACTGACATCATTCTCGCTGATCTACGCGCGCTCGTCATCGGGAAATTTCGGCGAACAGCAAATGCTTTCATTAGCGCCTTACGCGTGACCAACTGGACTGAGGCCTTTCGGACTGACGGAAGTAAATCTCGCTCTGCACCCGCCTCAATCAGTAAACGTTACCCTGCAGGATATAGTAGCTCCCCTATAGTAAGATCATGCGTGTCCTTACTTCGCCTTCCAAAGCTGGTCGAGCTTGACCATATGGGGGTATCTCGATGCATTTCCCAATCAAGACCGCTCGCTCCGCGGGCAGAACGCCTCCTTTTCCTATAGATATTCCTTATCAAAAAGCTGAGCTCTTGCAGTTGTGGGGCCTCAGATGATAAGGGATGGCATCATGGTGATCAGAATAATCCAGCCAAAGCTGTTGGCTCCCAATTCATAATCACCAACTCGCCACTGGCTTTTGCCTTGCCCTGCCGCTGGTTGGTCGTGGTATAGCAAATGTCCAAGGTCTCGAAGTGGAAGCCTTCAAACACGCGGCGGATATCCGCATGGTCGTTGATGCTGACCATCACCTTGCCTTTGCAACGGCGCATGAAATCGGCCATCCGTTCGTAGTTTTCGAACGGGAAATCCACGCCATAGCCGGCGGTCTGCCAGTAAGGCGGATCCATGTAGTGGAACGTGTGGGCACGGTCGTAGCGTTCAGCGCATTCAAGCCAGGGAAGATTTTCTACGTAGGTGCCGGACAGGCGCTGCCACGCAGCCGAGAGGTTTTCCTCGATCCGCAGCAGGTTGATGGCCGGGACAGTCGTCGCCGTCCCGAAAGTCTGACCCGAGACCTTGCCGGCGAAGGCATGGTGCTGCAGGTAAAAGAATCGGGCGGCGCGCTGAATGTCGGTGAGGGTTTCAGGGCGGGTCATTTTCTGCCATTCGAACACCTGGCGAGAGCTGAGCGCCCATTTGAACTGGCGCACGAATTCCTCCAGGTGGTTCTGCACCACGCGGTACAGCGTAACTAAATCGCCGTTGATGTCGTTGAGGACTTCAACCGGCGCGGCCTGAGGCCGCATGAAATAGAGCGCGGCGCCGCCGGCAAAGACTTCCACGTAGCATTCGTGAGGCGGGAAGAGGGGGATGAGGCGGTCGGCCAGGCGGCGTTTGCCGCCCATCCAAGGAATGATGGGTGTGGACATATAAAAGCAAGACCTTTGCTGTATGAATAAACAGTGCTAGGCTCGCTCCGCTTTGTGCACGAAGCAGGAGCCTTGGCTGGACTTGCAGGGACGATCTGCGGGAAAGGTGGCCGAGTTGGATGTTGACGCATCCTGCCCTGCCGCTCCTTTTACTTCGGTGTAGAGACTTCTTTTACGTAGGCCTGACAGGCCCGCAGAGCTATCAATCCTTGATCGCCGCCATCGGTGATTCCGATAATTCGTTGAGCATGCGCTGGGTCAAGTTGGGCTCGACGGGTTGCATGAACCACGCCGACGGCGCCGGCGTCGGCAGGCACGTCGCAGCCACTGGCTGAATCCGTGGCTTCGAGAAGGACTGACAGCCGCACATCAGCAGTAGCAAGGCGGTCACGCAGTAGAGCCTGGTTGCGCTGGGCATCGGATAATTCCTTGATGTGTTGTTGGTCGGAGGTGGCCAGGCTCCGTTCCAGAACCTGGCGCTTGTTCTGCTCACCACGGGCCTGGGCTGCGGCAGCGTTGCTGATCGCAGTCAGGTCCGTCTTGAACTGGGCGCCCTGCTCTGCCAGCATCTTCCCGAGGCGCCAGTCCTGCACCTGCCAGGCAGCGCCGAAGCTCGCGGCCATAGCTACCAGGATCAGCAGCACCAGGCCGGCCAGCCTCTGTACCGGCGTCATGCCAGCACCCGCAATGCCGTCTGATACAGCGCCAGGCGATCAGCTGCACCATTCGGGACCTTGCCCTTGCTGCCCGTGTTGATGAGACTCCCGATGTTCTGGATGTCGCCGGCGTCGGCCAGCGTGTTAAGCCCGTTTGCGGACCAGTACCAGGCCGCCGACAGCGCTGCGTATTGCGGCTGCTCCAGCAGCTCGGGGTGATTGATCAGGTCGACGCCCAGGGCTTCACCGCACGCACGATGGTTGTCCTTGCCAGTAATCTGGATCAGGCCGCGCCCTCGGTAGATATAGCCCTCGCCCGACGCCTCAGGACCATTGCCCATACGGCCGCCATAGACGGCATTCCCCATGCGTACCGAGCTTCCCGCCAGTTCAGCGGCACGCGGCACCAGGGACCGCCAGCGAGAACCGAGGCTAGCAGCGCTGCCCAGGGCGACGATCCGGTCGGCCCGGTAGCTCAGACTTTCTACTAGGCGCGCCAAATGACCGGACTCATGCCCGACCTGGGCGATGAACGCGGCAATGCGCAACCGCGTGACAATCCCGTACCTACCCATGGCGGCATTCAGCACAGGAACAAAAACGCCGGCTTGGCGGCCGGCGTTCGGAAGGATCTGCAGCAACTGCTGCTCAGTGATCGGCATGCTTTTCTCCTAGCAAAAAAAATGCCCGATCGAAACGGGCGAGAGGTACAACCATTGTTTCTTCACTGACACATATGTCGTTCGCTTGTAGAATCCGCCACGTTATTAATTTACCCCCCGGTTAACCGGGTGAAAGGGAAGTCATGCAAACCAAAAACCCAGGCTTCAGGTCTGACATAAACGGCCTGCGCGCCATCGCGGTAATTGCCGTAGTTTTTTACCACTTCGGCGTGAAGGGGTTTTCTGGCGGGTTTGCCGGGGTAGATATCTTCTTTGTGATTTCCGGATTCCTGATGACCGGAATCATCTTCCGGCAGACTGCTGTCGGAAAATTCAGCCTCATCGGTTTCTACCTTTCTCGCGCCAGACGCATTATCCCGGCCTTGGCTGTGCTGTGTATCGCGCTTCTTGCTGGTGGCTGGTTCCTATTGATACCGAGCGATTACAAAGAGCTTGGGAAACATGCGGCATCCAGCATCGGGTTCTTGTCGAACATGGTGTATTGGATAGGGTCCGGATACTTCGACACTTCTTCGCACGAAAAATGGCTGCTCCACACTTGGTCACTGTCAGTGGAGTGGCAGTTCTATATGGTGTACCCACTGATCATAATTGCGGCGCGAAAGCTGTTAGGCTTCAACGCAACCCGCATCCTGCTTGTCGCCCTTGCTGCTGGATCTTTCGTGCTCTGCCTCTACGCAAGCACACATTATCCGAACACAGCTTTCTATACGCTTCCAGCCAGAGCTTGGGAAATGATTGTGGGAGGCCTTGTCTACCTGTTCCCTGTACAGATGAAGAACTCTCACAAGCAATCGGCCAGCGCCATTGGGCTGATCGCTATTGCTGCCAGTATCTCGTATTTCACTGCGGCTGATGTATGGCCAGGATGGCTGGCCCTTGTTCCGGTCTTGGGAACTGCACTAATTATCTGCGCGGCGCATCAGTCATCAATCATCACCAATAATAAAATTTCGTCCTGGTTCGGCGAGGCTTCGTATTCCATATACCTCTGGCATTGGCCGATCGTTGTGCTTATCAGTTACTACGGTCTTGATAGTGACATCACAGTTATAGCCGCTGGGATTGCCGCCTCTATATTTCTTGGATTCGCATCCCTGTACTTGGTAGAAAAGCCATCGCAAAAACTCAAAACTCCGAGTTCAAAAATAATTCAGCTTGCCTGCTACGCGGCACTCGTATTTGTGGTTGGATTATCGTCTTCGCTCGTTTTCATTAAGCGCGGATTAGAATTCAGGATGCCGAGCAAAGTGGCTATGGCAGATCGAGAAGGGAGTAACAAAAACCCAGAATCAAAAAGATGCTCTGTTATGTCAGGAACCGTGTCGCCAAAATGTATTTTTGGCGATACTAATAAACCCGTAGGAGCAATAGTCATCGGTGACAGTCACTCAGATGCCATCGTCAGCGCCGTGGTTGAGGCTGCCAGACCAGAAAGATCCATCCTATACCTTGGGTATATGAGCTGCTTGACCATTCCAGGCATGCATCTGCAGGGAGAGTCTTCATCATTTCAGTGCGGCGAATTCGTAAAAAAACAAATTGAAGAGTTGGAATCTTCATACCCTGGCGTACCGCTTGTAGTTATCAACCGAACTTCAGTGTATGTGGCTGGGCATAACGAACATAAGGACCCATACCCAGGACCTCCGATGTACTTCGACAAGCCTGGAGAGTTTAACCAGGCATACAAAGATGATTTCAGAGCGCGATTCGTTTCTTCCATGTGTGAACTGGCCCGGAACAGGCCTGTGTATGTAATGAAGCCGGTACCAGAGATGGGCATCAACGTTCCGAAAACCATTTCGCGCAGCCTGATGAGATCCGGCTACGCCAAGGATATCTCAATAAGTGTTCAGGATTATCACCAGCGCCACCAGTTCGTGGTCTCGGTGATGGAGGACGCAGTGAAGGCATGCGGCATTAAGCTTCTCGACCCAGAGCCGGCGCTGTGCGACCGAGAGGCATGCTACGGCTCAAAAGATCTCAAGCCGCTTTATTATGACGACAATCACCTGAGCGAATCAGGCAATAAGCTTCTTGTACCGATGTTCAAAACAATCTGGCACTGAAATAAAAAGCGCCCCACAGCTAAACGTGGGGTGCATTCATCTACTAAGACGGTGTTGTGATTGTGGGATTCGCGTAGTTATCAACACGTGTATTGATATCCGACCCGCTGTGCAGCAGCCATCAAAGATTTCACGCACATAGCTAAAATGGGCGAGTTTGTGCCCTATCTAAAACCCACCAAACGGCAGCGGGCATCAGTTAAACAGGGGGAAGGAAGTCACTTCAAAGCTGCAGAACCTTGACTTCCTTGGTTTTTTTCGCCTTCTTGCCCTTGGCCTTGGCCTTGCCCTTCTTGCCGCCGTTACACTCAACGGTGGTCGACCAGCCCGCCTGGGTGAACACCTGCTCTACCGAGTCGACCAGATACTCACCATCAATGCCAGCCTTGAAGCCCTTGGCATTAACCGATCGCTCGGCAAACAGATCAGTACGCCCAGGCATTTCCAGGCGAACGCCAGCCGAGGACCGATTGAACGCCGTCAGCCGGGCCTTAGCCGCCTGCTCTGCTGCCGTCTTGTTGGGGTAGATATGCCGGTCGGTGTGGACCGATGGCAGTCCATCGGGCACATCGGCGTTATCCAGGCTGATGAGCTTCAGCTCGCCGGTTTTCTTGTCTTGGTGCTTGGTGGCCACCGCCTTGTGCGCGTTACGGTCGCCCAGGCGGAATTGCCACCGGCTGACGTCTCGGCGTGTGATGGTGACGACGCCGAAGGCTTTACCGCTCGCGCTGGTGCCGCCGTCGCGCGTCATGACAATCAGCTTCCCATCCGCCACCTTGGCCATGCAGTCGTGCTGCTTGGCAATGCGGGTGATGAAGTTAAAGTCCGACTCGCTGAGCTGGTCAGCCCGAGGCACGTTCGTGGACACGTTGCATACCGGCGTCCAGCCATTGCGGGCAGCCACGTCGGCCACGATTTTGGACAGCGGCACGTCTTCCCAGCTACCGCTGCGCACAGTCTTACCTGAGCCGCGCATATCGCCGGCCTTGCCGCGTATTACGATGGTGTCAGGCGGGCCGGATATCTCGACCTCATCCACCATGTAACGCCCCAGGCGCACCATGGACGTCTCGGCGTAGCCCATATAAATCTCAATGCCGGCGCCGCGTTTGGGCAACGTCACGGCGCTGTCGCGGTCATCGATGCGCAGCTCAAAGTCATCCGACTCCATACCGGGCTTGTCAGTGGTTTTTAGCAGCAACAGGCGGTCATTGATCAGCGCAGTAATGTCTTTACCGTCTGCAACGACGCGAAAGCGAGGGGTCATGATTCACCCAGTTACCCCGCCTACGCGGGGAAGTGTTGACGGCCGTTACGCGTAACGGAAGGAAAGAACAGCCAGGCCTGGCTAATCCCAAAGCATCACAAGTTCTTCAGTCGGTGCCGGCATGTCCGGCAGGACAATCACCACCCCTGCCCGATACGGCTGTGCCTCATCGGCCAAGCCCTGATTGGCATCGAGCACGGCCTCCACGGTGCCGACAAGGTGCCCGTAGTAGTTGTGACAGATGGTGTCCAACAGATCCCCGTCAGACGTTCTGCATGTCGTCGCCATAGCGTACAAACTCCAGGGTAAAACCTTGCTTACGCGGGATACCGCCTGCCAGAAGCGCGCTTTGTTCTTCGTCCACACTGATCATGCACCAGGTGCCCAGCACGTCGCCGTAGCCGGTGGTCAGCGTCAAGGGCTGCAACTTGCCGCCGAGGCTGCGCAGGGCGTCCAGTTGCTTGATACCGCCCCTGAAGCCCGGAAAGATGGCGCCCTTAAGCGTCAGCTTCTCGTCACCCATGCCGATAGCCTGTTGCGCTGGTCGACGTGTCAGCCGCTCCTGGGAGGCCCAGCGGAAGGCAGACGAACGCCGCAGCTCATCAAAGGCCGCCGTGTCCAGATTGAAGAAGTACGGCTGCTGCTTCGGATCGCGCGGCTGCATGATCATCAGGTGCGCGAAGGGTTTCACCGCCTCTGGCGCCGGTGTGGCATCCGCAGCAAAGGCCCCGGTCGGGACAATGCCGGACAGCGAGGGGCTGACCTTGCCGGCGATGTTGTTGATCGCCGTCGCGGCCCGCCCGGCCTGCTCCTTCAGCGCGCCCAAGCGCTCATCAATCTGAGACGCTGCCCGGGTGGCCGCGCTGTACACCGACACCACCTGGCCAACCTTCGCCTGGGCCGCCGTTACGCCGCGCATAACCCGCTGTAGCTTTTCGCCAACGGCAGGCCCCACAAAGGGCACGCCCTCCAGCTCCGAGGCGGCACCACTGAGTTCACTGATTGCGCCGTCCACAGGCCCAATCATCCCATCCAGGCTACGGCGGCCGGTCTCACCCGCCGCCGCCAGGGACTTCACACTTGCTTGCAGTTGCTCCATATAGCCCATGACTCCCCCTTCAAAGATGCGCGTCGTCGTAGAGCTTGCGGCTCTCCAGTTGCTGAGTGATTTCCCGCTGCTGCTGCGCGATGTACGGCTGTAGCTCACGGGCAAGCTGTGCCGGATCCTTCACATCACCCTGCACCGTCACATGAATAGGCGCGGTGATATCAACCTTCTGTTCGATCTTCGGCGCCGGCGGTTTTGGCGTTACCGCCATCAGCGAAACAGCAGCGGGTGCGCTCGATGCCGGCGGCGAAGCCAGCGAACGAACCACATCACCGCCTGCCGGCCCGGGCGCCTTGACAGCGCCAGGCATCAACAAAGGGCCAGCGCCATTGGCTTTAGGCGCAAAAGACGCCGCGATATCGCCCATCACCGGCGGGATGTCCTGCCCGGCATTGGCCATCATCAACGGGCCGGCGTCGGGTATTTTCTTCAGCCCGCCGTCACCGCCAAACGCTGCTTTCCCCAGGTAGCCGCCCAGCGCATCACCGCCCATGCCGCCCAGGTAAGCGCCCAGCAATCCGCCCACCACGGTACCGATCACCGGGATTACCGAGCCAATCGCCGCACCGGCCGCAGCACCGGCGAGCGTACCCGCCAAGCCGCCGGCAGATTCGCCGTAGCCCTCTGCCTTTTCATCCTGGGTCGTGGCGTTGTCGTAGGTGTCCTTGATCTTGAACCCGGCCTCAACCACCGCTAGGGCGCCGATGCCCTTCAGCATCGCGCCGCCTTTACCACCCGACTTTCCGCCCTTCTTGCCCTTCCCACCACCGTCAGCCCCACCATCGAGGCCACCCATCCCCCCGGCCGGGAGGTTGGTCACGATCACCTTTTGAGGGATGTTCGGATTACCCATCAGCGAACCACGGCCGACGTTCAGCAGGCCCTTACCGATCTTCAGCGCACTCAGCGCGGCGCCCAGCGTCACAGCGCCGGCCGCTACACCGGCGATCACCGCGGTTACCGGCTGATACTTGTTGGCCAGGTCGGCCAGCGCATAGCCAACTTTGCCCAAGCCATCCGCGACCTTGTCAGTCAACGGCCGCAGGCCATCACCGAGGCTGATCATGGAGGCTTCCATGCCCGCCGTTGCCGCCGACCATTTGCGGTTGGACGTTTCGCGGGCCTTGGCGGCGTCCGCCTCGATCTTGGTCTTGCCGTCGGTTTCCTTGATCGTGACCATATCGGCCTTGATCTTGTCGCCGTATTTGATTTGCGCGAGCAAACCCGCACTGGCGCTCTGATCGCTGACGATGTTGGCCAGGCCGGCCGCTTCAGTCAGGGCCACCATGGCCTGCTGTTCCTCCGCACTGCCATCGGCCGACGCCTTGATCTTGGCCTTGAGGGCTTCGATCTTTTTGGCCTTCGCCGGATCCTGACGTTTGATCATTTCCTGGCTGAGCATGATGAACGCATCAACCGGGTTGGCCGCCTTGCCGCTTTTGGTCGCGGCGATGATCGAGCCGGCCAGGTCGTACCCTTCCTTGGCAAAGCGTTCCTGGCTGGTGCTGCTGATCACAGCGCTCAGCAGGTTGTTCATGTTGGTTGCAGCGGCCGCCGAGTCCTGCGTTTGCGAGTACTGCGACTGCAAACTAGCACCGAGGAACCGCACCGCTTCCGGGCCTTCCATGCCCAGGCGCTTGATGTTGCCGAGCATGGCCGGCAGGTACCGGGCCATGTCCTTCGGACCGAAGGCACCGATATCCCCCGCTGCCGCCACCTGGCCAAGCATGCCGGCCATGTCCTCTTTCTTAACCCCGGCCTCCTTGAACGAGTTGATCAAGGTCGCGATGGTCTCGGCTTCCATGCCCTGGCCGTCGATCAGGTCGGCAATTTGACCGGCGTAGTCGCTGGCTTCCTGCCACTCAACGCCCTTTTCGATCAGGCCACCGACCGCCTGGGCCAGCAGCTGGCGACTCATGCCCTTTTTGTCCGCGATGGTCGAAACCATCTCAGCCATCTTGCCTTCGTCTTCGGTGCCGGCCGTGTGCGCCCACAGCGACATCTGGCGCATTTGCGCCTGATAGTCACCGGATATCTTGGTGGGAATGGCAATCGCCGCTGACAGCGCCGTAGCCTGGCCAAGCGAGCCCTTTAGCCCATCCTTGCCCTGCTTGATTTGCGTATGACCCAGGGCCTTCAGCTCAGCACCACGGGCCACCTGGCCAAGTTTCTGGTACTCGTTGCGCAGCTTGCTCACCTCAACCCCCTGATCCTTCAAGGTTCTGAGGTTGGATTCCAGCTTTTTCAGAAGGCCGTCCGCCGAGGCGGATCCGGTGTCATGGGCTTTTTTCCACTCATCCCGCAAGCGGATGGTGTCGCCAATGGTGTTTTGCAGTACCCGGGCTTTCGTGCCCTGGTCACTGAGTTTCTTGATGCGCCCTTCAACGTCCTTGAAGGCCGCGCCAACGGTTGAACTGATAGCGCCGCCGATGACTACGCCAAGCGCCAGGTTGTTCGCCATGGGGTCACTCCGAAAAGGTCCAGGCGGCTCATTCCTTGAGCCACCAGATCATCGTTGAGAAAGACATGGCCTCAATCTCGCTGGCCGAGAAAGACATTTCCCGGGCCAGTCGCTGAGCCAGCTTTCTCTGTATTTCTTCGTTAAACCCGGTCCTCGCGCACCAGGCGAAAATAGGCAGCCTGCAGGCGTTTGTAGTCACGCACGCTCAGCTCCCCCAGATCGTTTGAGCCTGCATCTGTCAGGCTGGCGAACAGGATCATTTCGCTTTGTTCCTCGTCGTCCGGCGCGGCTTTGGTCGCATGGCGAACCTCGCGGACCGTTGGGGAACGCATGATCAACTGATCAGTGTCGACCTGATTGACCTTGACGATCTTGGACAGCTTGATGGTTGCCGAGTCAGCGCTGACGGTCAGCCATTCCGGGATTTTGTTGGTGTCTTGAGGCATGGTTACTTTCCTTACAGATTGAGGTCGCGGCGCACGGCCGCAAGCTGGTCAACGCCATTGATGACGCGCACCGCGTTGACTGGATCGATCTCGTACATCCGAACACCGCCGATTTCGAGCTTGTAGTAGCTGACGCTGACGGCGTACTTGAACTCCGCATCGCCGCCTGGCTTCCACTCGCCCGGGTCCAGCTCGGAGAGCATGCCGCGAATGGTGGCGACCACCGCAGTGGTGGCCCCCTTCTGGCCTTTGAACGAGCCACGGAATACCGAGTTGAAAGCCGTTTGATCCGCCAGGCCAAAAAACTTCATTGCCTCACGACGCGCGCCCTTGGTGCTGAAAGACGCCTCCAGCTTTTCCATGCCCTGATCCATATCGATCGGGGCATCCATACCGCCGCCCTGGTACTCGCCGGTTTTGATTTTCAGCTTGGGCAAGCTCAAGGTCGGCACGTCGCCGGCAAAGCTCATGCCGTCGACAAACATGTTCATCATGAACAGCGTTTGGGGAATCATGGACATTGCGAAGCCTCCTTAGGCTTTGGTTTCGATGACTTCGGTGATCCACTGATTAGTGACTTCAACGAGGAACGTAGGGTTTTCAGCCGGAGGCACGTCCGTGAAGCGGATGCGCCAATAGACTTTGCCCTGCTCCAACTGGCTGGCCGTGTTCAGCTCGTCGTCCGGGAACACTTCGAAGTTGATCACCGCGCCCTGCTTTTTCAGGTCGCGCATGAAGTTTTCCAGGCCTTCAGTCACGTCGCTGACGTAGCTCTTGGTGATCGAGCGATCGACCGCCCACTTGTGCCCGTAGAGGATCGCGTCCATGACGATATCCTGGGTGCGCACACGGGTTACGAAGGCCCACTTCGGATCACTGGAACAGGTACGGTTGCCCCACAAGCGGTAGCCGTCATCACGGATGATCGTGGTGATGTTTGCGTTATTCAGCAGGTTGGCCCGGCACGTCGCGTCACCGTCCAGAAACTCAATCGGGCGCGTGGTACCGGTGATGCCGACAAACTCCTTGTTCGACGGCGAGGCCCAGAAGCCGTACTCGTTATCAGTCCAGGCAAACAGGCCGGCCACCCAGGCCGAGGCCGGCGCGTCGACGGTCTCGCTCAGAGTCGTGTCCCAGGTCTGCACACCCGGATCAACCAGAAACACACGCTTGCTGCCGAAGTTCTTGGCATAGGCAATGGCCGCCTCATCGGTAGTGTTTGGACCGTCGACGATGGCCAGGCCGCGCAGCTTGCCGGCGAGTGCATCCATCGACGTGGCGACCGCCTGTGTCGCGCTATGCCCTGGGGCAATCAGCAAACGGGGCTGGGCATTGAAGCGGCTCTTACCGTCCAACAGCGCCTGTAGGCCGGTACGCTGGCCGTCGGCCAGTTCGCCGCCGATGATGGCCGAAGTTTGCAAAGCTGGGGTGGCCAGCTTCTCGACGCCGCACGCCACGATCACCGCCTTGGCGCGCATGTAGATCGACTTGATGGATTTGGTAATCGCCGCGTCTTCGCCCCAGGCCGCCACCGCTTCGCTTTCGCGGGTGATCAGCAGCACCTGGTTAGGCTTGGCCGTTGCTTTCGGCCCCGGGGTGAAGGTGTCGCAAAGGCCGATAATTGAGGACGACGGCAGCGAGATAATGCGCGCACCGGTGTCCACGTTGGTGACGGTCACACCGTGAAAGAAACTCATAGGGCAATCTCCAGAAACGAAAAAGCCCCGCATAAGCGAGGCCGTGGGGAATGTTCTTTGTTACGCGTAACGGAAAAGAAAACGCCCCGTCAGTTCGGGGCGTTTATTGGGCCTGCTCGCCAATCCAGGCCGGCGCGGCCGGGCGCTGCTCGATGTTCGGAAAGTCCGGCGATTGCGGCCAATCACGCAGGTCCTGCATGTACACAAGCAACCCCGCAAACTGTTCGACCGTCAACGTCGTGTGCTCCGAGATTTCGACTTGATCCCGATGGCGCTCGCGCAACCAGATAACCGAAGCTAGCTCAGCGTCGCGCCAAGCCCTTTCTTGCGATTCCAAATCAATTACGACCTCCGGGGCATCTACCAAAATCGGCAAACCTCGAGAGTCGTGCGAGCGAACCTTGCCCTGGGCGGGGTTCCTGATGACTGCATCGTAAATTGCGTCTGGTATCTCAATGGCGTCAGCCGGAATTTTCCCCAATTTTTCGAGATAGCAACATCCAGTTTGCGCAGAATAAAAACGCTTCATACCGTCTCCAAGTCAGTCACCAATCGCCAGCCAGCCGAACGTCAAACCACCAACAGTAGGGCCAGCGACATTGGTGTAAGTCACCCCGCTTATCCCGGTTTTGTCAGTAGTTATCATCTGCACATACTCGGCGCCGGTACCCGGGTTACTCACTTCACCAGGGCACGCGAACCGGCACGCATTTGGAAACTCCAGTGGGAAAGTCACAAGCCTTCCGTTCGGTGTATTAGCCGTGGCTTTGCCGTACTGGACGATCCAACTGCCCAGCCAAAAAGGAAAGGTGATGTAACTGTTCACACCGAAGCTGAACGAAAAGCCCCAGCGCATTTTTTTGGGAGTGACGATCACATCGTCGACCACTCCCTGCTGAACCTGATCCTGGGTGGCGATCTTGGCCGTTCCAAGCTTCTTTTCGGTCGCCTGCGTCACCAAAGCCTCGCCTTGTTCCTTGGTGAAAGCATCGGTGATGCCATACCCCTCCAGCGTGGTCGGGTTAGATCCAGACACGAACACACCACGCGCATCAACTTTGACCTTGGTGTAAGTTCCTGCGACTTTGCTGGCTGGCAGAAGCCCACTAACCGCTTCATCGACATACTGACGTGTTGCCAGGACTACCGATGGATCGATTTTCAACTGAATGTTCGAGGTGCCGCTGGTGATGATGTGCATACGCACCACCTGGTTACGCCCCGACCCTTGGGCGAGTAGCGGCTTGTAGCTCGGCGGCACATTGGCGACCGCACTAAACACGCCGTCCTTGTCTTCCAGGGCCAACTCGCGAATATGCCAGCCGCCCACGTCAGGCGGTAACACTACCTCAGCAATCAGAACATTGGCGTCAGTGGGAGAAACCCGCAGCTGATTGAGCTGCGCCCGGTAGACCTGATTGATCAGCTTGGTTTGCGTCGGGCTGGGCACGGGATCGGCGCCGTTCGCGTCACCGATCAACATGTAGCGTGGCTCCCACGGAACGCCGAGGGCATCGCAGTTGGTTTTCTTGGCGGCCCCAAGCGTGGTGATCATGCCGCCGAAAATAGAGTTTTTATCAACCATGTGGGTACACATCCAGTTCGTCTAGGGTGTATTCGCTAACGCCCGTATAGCCCTGAATCACTATGTCGATATCGGGGTTAGTCCAGGGGTAAACGTCGATCTCGTCGCCGTCATAAACAGCGAAGCCGGTATAGGCGTCCAGGCGCGTTTCAAGCGTGATGTCGAGCCCGGTCATATGCCGGCTCACGGGCTTGGCGTCGTCAACCAGGCGCTCAAGCTCGCTGAACATTTCTTCAGTGATGCCGGTATCGAGTACGCCAACCCTAAGGGCGAACGTCGCCGGCGGGCCTTCGGGCACCGTCTGCCACCACTCGATCACCTCCAGCAGGTAGCCAAGCGGCTCCACCACGCGGCGCAGTGCGCCAATGGTTCCTTTGCGGGAATGGATGTAAAACGATGCCCGTATAGCATTGCGCTTGGCCACCTCCGTCCAGCGGTCGTCCCAGCGATCAACAGACCAGGCCCACGCAAGGTGGGGCAGCAAATGAACGGGGCACGTCGTAGGGTTATAGAGAGAGCGCAGCGGGATCTCGGTTCGATCCGCGCTCGCCGCCTCAATCGCCCGTTCCAGCTGAGTGCTATTGATCGGCAGTAGGCTCTTCATGTCACTCCCCCAGCTTGACGCTGTAGCCCGTGCAGAACGCCGCCTGTGCCTGCGTGGGAGCAAGATCCTGCCAGTCGATCAACTCAACGCGTGAAACCCCTGGAACGTGCAGTTGCGCGTCTACAGCGGAACGCGCCACCTCGACTCCAAGGCGTTTGCGCGGGTTGACCCACGCAGCGAGGCGCCTTTCCGCTTCGGCCAGAGCGACAGCGCTTTCAGGGCCTGGGCCTTTCATGTGCAGCACCGCGTCAATGCGATACGGCAGCACCTGGGCGCTTTGCACCGTCAACCGGTCGCCCAACGGCCGAACGTTTTCGTCATTGAGCGCACGGGCTACCACGGCCAATAACTCAGGGCCTACCGCCCCATCCCCCTCCAACCCCAGCACCGTTACCGTAACGCACGCCGGCGACGGGCTTTCCGCCGACGCATCCGCCACCAGGGCAGACGCATTGCGCGCATGCAGCTTGTAGCTGTTGCGCGGCCCCGCCGTGGTCAGGCCCTCATAGGCCAACTGGATCCGCTCGCGGTAGGCATCGTTGCCTTCCGTGATCTTCTCCACCGGCGGCACTGCGCGCAGGTCTTCCGCCTGGATCACCAGGCGCGGCGTGTTGACGTTCGCACCCAACTGATCGAGGTCACTACCAATCGCATGCGCGAGCAGCAACGCCTTGGCGGCATCGTTTACCCGGGCACGATCACCAATGCCCACATAGGCACTGACCTCCAGCAGCTTGACCACTGGATCGCTCTCAAGCGGCGCACTCCAGTTGTCGCCCATGAATCCCCGAAAGACACTGAGCCTTTCTGCATAAGCCTCTTCAAAGTCCAGGGGCTCAAGCACGTCCGGCGCCGGCAATTCCGACAGGTCAACGATACTCATACACTTACCTCTAGCAGTACGTTTTCGCCCTCGTAACTACCGGTGACTTGGATTTTGATCAGCCCGCCCAGGACAGAAACGGCCTGCACGCGCTCCAGCTTCAGCCGCGGCTCCCAGCGGCCTAACGCCCTGCTCGCCTCAGCCTGAACCGCTCCCTTCCAGCCTTCGTTTACTGGCAGATCCACGTAACGGCGCAACTTGCTACCATACTCCGGCCGCTCCCGACGGCTTCCCAGCGGGGTGCTTAGAATGTCCCCGATGCATTGCCGCAAATGAGCAATACCCGAAATGGGCTGGCCGGTGTGGCGGTCCATTCCGATCATCTAGGTCACTCCTGCAGTAGTTCGAATTCCTCATTGGTTTTGAGGTAATCCAGCGCTTCAGCGTCAGTTGCCGGCACCGACACACGCTGCTTGAGGACCACAAGAGCGCGGCCACTGTCGGGCAGAATCAGGGTGCGAGAGGTGTAGAGCTTGTCGCGAAACGTTGAGCCAGGCCCAGCGCCGGCAACGGGTGTTTCAGAAGTCTTGGCCATGGTTTCCCCCGGGCACAAAAAAGCCCGCACGCGGCGGGCCAGTAGAATTGAATGGCTAGTGTTTGTGGTTCGCGCTGTTACCACCGGCGTCAAGGATCTTGCCGGCACTGGTGATGTCTTTGACCGTATGCGAGGCGCCCAGAACAGAGACGTCTTTTGTTACGGATAACGAACCTTCAATTGCAACGTCTGCAATTAACTTGATGTTGGTCGTCGTGACCGTCACCGCGTTATCAGTAACCACCGCCTCGGTCGCACCGACCTTGATGCTCACCGTGCCCGTGGGCACGGTGATCGTGTAGCTGTTGGCTTCCCAGTCATAGACCAGGGAGCCGCCATCATCAAAGCGCCAAACCTCAACATGATCCCGATTATCCGGTGGTGCACCGGCGGCGCCATATAGACCAGGTACAAACGTGCCCATGCCCGCCTGGCCGCTGGGGTTGAACAAGACCCCCTGCTCGCCAATGCTGGGGGCGCGCCAGTGGCGGGCCTTCCCTGCCGCCTGACTGTGCCAACGCACCCAGGCGCTCACCCAGTCGCCCGACTTGACCCGCACGGCCGGGGCCATCAGATCCACGCCGACCACCACGCACGGCATCATCATCGCCGCGATCATCCGGTCATGCTCGCCCGTTTGATAACTCATGGGGTGCCACCTGGTGCTTTGAGGTCCGGGTACGCTGCAAGGTTGAGTTTGAGCATGCTCGGCTTCTCTGCCGGGAAAGGCCAAACCTCCACCCCCAAATAGACTTGGTGGGTCCATTCGACCACCCACACGACATAGCCATCCAGCTCAGGCTTGGTCCAATCCTGAGTGGCTCGCTCAAATTGCGCGACACTGACCTCAAGTCCCCAGCTTTGCTGTCGGAGCAATACGGCCAGCTGCGACACTAGATGCACGGCCTGTTCATGATGATTGGCTTGTATCGGGTCAACAATGATCCGGGCCTCAAACTTGCAGACCAGGCTGGTTTCGCCGGTACCGATATCGATACCCGGTTCAAACTCAGACATTTCGAGAAACACCGAAGGCAAAGGGATGCCTTGGTTTTCCGGAATATCGGGCCAAAACACAACCGCCTTGATGCCCGACAGATGCTCCGTCAGGTGTTGCTCGATAGCCTGGTACAGCTGACTCAGGCTGAACGGCTCATCGGACATTGGCGCTCCCCTTCAGATACTTCTGCAGTTCGTAGTTGAGCTCTTGCTCGAGGACAACCAGCAGCTGTTCATCGGCGCGTTTGATCCACGCCTCAAAGTGAGGCCGGGCCTGCTCCAGTGATACCTTGGCTTTCGCCAGAGGAAAGCGGTTGTCGTTTTCCTCAACGAAACCACTGCGCCGACGGCCCTGAGTTGCCTCAGGGTAGTCATCGCTGTTGAAGTGCTTGCTGGCAGTACGGATCCAGATATCGGCGCTACTGCCGTACACCTGTTTGTAAAACGCACCCTGATACCGACGCCCCGCTACCGACACCCCCCTGCTGGTCTGACGCACCCTACCGATGCGGCTGGCCTCGATCGCGTTGAGGCCGAACCACAACTTGCCACGCATCGCACCGCCGCTGGTGGGGTAAGCCCGCAAACGTTGCCGGACGGCGCCAATGGCGATGCGCTCTTGCTTACCCACTGCCCTGGCGATGTGGGTACGCAGCCATCCGAGGGTTTTGTTGATCGCTCGCCGCTGTGCAGCAGCGGCTGCCTTTGGCACCAGCCGGCCGAAGTCCTGAAAGCGCTTCAGGTCTGCCAGCGACGGCTGAATGTTGATCAACCCACCGTCGCGTTTTTGCTGTGCGTAGCTGCCGACACTCATGGACGCTTCCTCAAGATCAGGGCAACCAGGCCGTCACCACCGGGCTCCAGCTGGAGCAGGTCGTATTCCCCGCCGCCGTCCAACACAGGCAGATCGACAGTGACCCGCAAGCCCTTGATGAGACCGTCCGAATCACGAACGCGGATCTCAAACCGAGGCTCGCGGATGGCGGTTTGGGTTTTGCCAAACTGCGGCGCCTTCCATGGCGCCATGAACATGCCCAGCACCGGCTCGGCGCGGCCTTCGATCTGGGCTGAATCACCCAGGGTTTCGAAGACCACGTCGTCGATATCTTCGATCAGATCGCGGAAGGCCACGATCAGAGTTCCAGCAGGATCTGCGCCAGGGGACGCGTGCACAGGTGCAGCGGGTTGGACTGGGCTTCACCTGCTACACCCTTGTTGAAGGGCAGCGGCTCGATCTTGCTGTAGTACGGAATGCCTTGGGTATTGACCGTTTCCATGTAGTCAGCCGGTGCGAAGGACGAGATGTACAGATCAGGAACACCTTCGGGAATCAGCAGAGCCTTATCGTCATGGACGAACGAAATGCCGGCAACCTTGCCGCGATAGCGCTCCCAGACGATCCCGCCGAACTCAAAGCTTTCACGGGCATCGCCACGCAGGGCGGCGGCCTGCATAGTATTGAGATAGGTGTCTTTGACCGACTTGTGGACGATCAGCTTGTTCCAGAAGTTCTTACCGCAGAAGGCGCGAGAGCCAGTGCTGGTAATGCTGCCCAGCGCCTCTTCTTGCATGTCGAGCGCTTCGCCGGCGCGCACACGCAGCTCAGTGTCCGGGTTGCCCAGGCCCATCGGCAATTTCTTGCGCTGGACGCCGAAAGTTTTATAGATGTCCAGCAGCACGGTCTTACCGTCAGCATCCAACACCTGGCCGTTCAAGGCCCCCATGCGCTGGAATTCGTGAGTGGCATCCAGCTGACGGCGAGCCTTTGCCAGACGCTTGTTGACCACATCCTGCACAGACTGCAACTCGGTACGCGAGCCAAAAGCGCGAATGCCCTGGATCTCATCAGCCTTGATGGTGAATCGTTCCGGCAGGTGCACGGTGTTGAAAGGGATCAGTTGGCGCTTGGTCGCGCCGACCACCAGGCCTGAGGCACCGCGCTCACCCGCTGGCACCAGGGCCAGAGTGTCGCCGTCCTTCTCGATCTGAACGGTGATCGTGCTGATGCCCTCTTCGCGAAACAGGCCCAAGCTGCTGATGCGGCCCGGCAAGTATTCCTGATCATTGATTGCAGCGGTCAGGGAGGAAACGCTGAACGCGTCATCTTCAAAAATGGCGATATCGGCCATGGGGTACTCTCCAGAAACGGAAAATCCTGCACTCGGCAGGATGGATAAACAGGGTGATCGTCTTAACGGACGATGATGTGATTGACGCCCAGGGCCTTCTCGGTGGCGGGATCAAGCCCGGTCAAATGTGCTTCGCTGACTTCGGCGAGCCGCACAATGGCACGACCCCGCCTTACCACATCCGATTCGCCCAACGGCCCGTAGAGGATCGCGATGGCATTTTCAGTGCCATCCTCTGCTGTAGGCTTATACGGCGCAAATTCGCTGGTTGCGGTGATCAGGCCCAGGATCTGGCCCGGTTCGAGCGCGGCGCCGGCGGCGACATTGATCGCTTCGCGGGAAATGTTGCCAGCACCCTCGGACAGCAGGAACTCGCCTGCGTGCATCGATTCAATTTTCATGCTCTAGCTCCTTTCGAGTTTCCGTTCTGAGCCGCCTGACGGGAGCTCCAGATTGCGTGGGTGTCGACCTGCTTGGCCTTGACCGCGGGTTCAGGGTCATTGTCCAGCGGTAGGCTGTTGTTGATTTCAAATCCGCCGCCGCTGCCCACCAGCTTGTCGAACAGTCGCGCCCTGACTGCGGCTTCGTCCAAGCCGGCGGTGATGAATTCACCGGTCAGCTCGGGCAGTCGTGCGGCAACGCACAAACCGTGCAGGGCTTTTGCATTGGTCAGTGCCGCCTGGATCACCGCTTCGCTCTCGAGCTTGGTTGCAGCGAGCAGAGGCTCCACCAGGTTGCTGATGCCTGCTGCTGCGCAGCCTTGCGTGACCATCAGCGCCAGCTTTGCCGCATCCGGTACGGGCACGGGATCCGGCTCCACTGGGTCGGCTTCCGGCTCTTCATCCAGCTGGGCGAGCAGCTCAGGCGGGGCATGCTGAAAGCGTTGCAGCACGCTGCCCTGGCCGAGACAGGCGCTGACCTTGAGGCCATCGCCCACTTCATCGGCCAGGCCCAGCGCCACCGCTTCGTTGGCCGTGAGCCAGGTTTCGGCGTTGACCATGCGCCGCAGCTCGGCCTCGTCGATGTCCGACGCCTTGGCTTTATAGGCCGCGATGATCGCTTCCAGGGTCTGGTCCAGCACATCGGCGACGCGGCGGAAGTCTTCCGCATCGCCACCGGTGAAGGTGTACGGGTTGTGAATCATCAACATGGCGTTGGCCGCGATCACCACCCGGTACGCGCCACACACAGCAACACTGGCCGCACTGGCTGCCAGGGCATCAATGCGCCCCGTACAGCGCTCGCCCAGCCGGGACAGCGCGTTGTGGATCGCCAGACCATCGAACAGATCACCGCCGATGCTGTTGAACGCGACAATCACCGGTGACACGCCGTCATCCATGGCGCGCAGATCCTGCACAAATTGATTGGCAGTGACACCCCAAGCGCCGATCTCGCCGTACACGAAAATTTCGATGTTGCGCTGCTCGGCTTCGCCGCTGGCCTGGAAGGTGTACCAGCTCTTGTCGGCCACCTTTACCTGCTTGCCCGCCTTATCATAAACGCGGGGCTTCGTTTTTTTGCTCATGGTTGTTCCTTGTCATCAATCGTCTCGATGGCTTCAAGAGTCGTGTAGTTGAGTCCGAGGTGTGTCGCCCTGGCCAGATCGGCGGCGTTTTCCGTGTCCACCGTTTCCGCGTCGTAGCCGGTGCGCAGCACCATCTCGCTGCGCGATGCAAAGCCCGCCTGCACTTCCATTCGCCGCGCCTGCACGTCCTGCACTGGCTGGATGTAGGCCCAGCCCTGCGGCACCCAACGCGTACGCAGGTATTCACGCCGCCGCTGTGCGTAGTCCTCCAGCACCAGGGCGCCGGACAGCACGGCCATGTCCATCCAGGCCGCCCGCACGGGGCGACACAGCTGATGGACATACACGCCGAATTGCAGCTGCTCCAGGCGCCGTCGGAACTCGTTGAGCACCACCCGCAGCGCCCGGTCGTTGACCTCCCGCATGTCGCCGGTGAGGATCTCGTAGGGCGTGCCCGAACCCGCCGCAGCTGCCATCAACTGCTGCCGCATGAAGTCCGGATAGTTGTTGCCGGCGTCCGGTGGCTTGGAGAACTCCACCTCTTCACCTGGGCCCAGCTCCTGCATGGTGCCGGGCTCCAGGGCAACCATTGGCGTGAAGCCATCCCGGTCAGTGGTCAGGAGCTGCCCCGTGACAGGATCGCGAGGTTGTTGGCCCGTCTCCGGTGACGGCCGCTTGATGAAACCGGCAAACAGGTTCGCCACTTCCTGACGGAACAGCACCGCGTCGTCGTAGTTGTCCAGGCTGCGCAGACGCTTCAGAACCGGAGCCAGGCGCGGCACGCCGCGCAGTTGCCCAGGCTCCATGGGTTCGAAGATGTGCAACACCTGCGCTGCCGGAACGCGCACCAACTGGTTGTAACCCGCATTCAACGACGACGAGTCGCGGGGATGCGACAGGTACATCCAGTACGCCACGCGCTTGCCGGCCGGGTTGAACTCGATCCCGGCACGGATGACATTGCCGTTTTTGGCGGTCTCGAACTTGTCGTGAGGAACGAACTCAGGGGCCAGCGCTTGCAGCTGCAGCGGCACCGCCAAACCCTCATTCAGTCCGCGCGGCCGTAACCGCACAAAACACTCACCAGCCGTTTCAACGGTGCGCGCCACCAGGGCCTGCATGCCGTAGAAATCGGTCAGCTCATCGGCGTCCGCCTCATCCACCCAGTCGTCCCACAGCTGCTGCTTCAACTTGCGCAGTGACGCGTCATCCGTGGTTGGCCTGGGCGTTATGCCGGTGCCGATCAGGTTGCTTACGCGCTTGTCGATGACGTTGAACGCATACGGGTCGTTGCGTACTGCCGCCCGAGAGCGCGCACGCAGGTTGCGCAGTGCCGGGGTGTTGATGCTGTTGATGCCATTGTCGGTGGCTTCCCAACTGGCCGAACGACGGCCCTCCCCGGCGCCTTCGTAACTGGCCTTGATGTTCGACGGCAGCAAGAATCCGTTACGGGTCAGCGTCGGATAATGTCGGGCCATTAGATTCCCTTGCCTCCGTGGGTAAGCCGAATCACGCGAGAACGCGGCCCGGCGGCTTGGCTCAGCGACGTGCGGATCTCGTCGCGGGCCTTGAGCAGTTCGTCGATAGAGCGGTACTCCACCGTGCGGTCGCTGTAGCGCACGGTCTTTTCACCGCGTGCAATGGCGCGCTCGATGACTTCGAGGTGCTTCGGGGTAAACGACATATCAACGTCTCTTCAGGTAACCGCTGGTGGAGCTGCGGCGTTGTGGGGGTGCAGCGGGTCGCGGCTGGGCCACAGGTGCTGCAGGTGGTGCTGCAGGTGCCGGTGCAGGTTGCGACTGACGCGCCGCAACCGGTGCTGGTGTTTCGTCAGAATCGACGCGCTCGCCTTGTACGGGCTTGACGCCCAACACATCGTCGAACAAACCGGACTGAGCCAGCGCTTGGCGTACCCGCTCCCAGTCGTGTTCTTGGTAGCGATTGATGCCCAGGTAATGCGCCATCGCCAGGCAGTACACCATCAGGTCGAGCGCTTCGTTGCGCTCGGCCTTGCCCTTGACCCACTCGATACGCTTGTAGCCTTTGACGTACCGGGCGACCTTGCGCTCGGCCACGCACTGGGCGAAGAACTCGTCCGGCAAGTCGTTGGCAAAGTGCAGCGAACCGGGTCCGTCCTCGAAGGCGTAGCGGTTGTAGATCCAGTCCTTCGCGGTGTCGGTACCGACAAACCACAGCTCGGCGCCACCGCGTTCGGTTTGGCCCTTCCAAGTCACGTCGACCATGGACGGCCGCTGAGCAATCACCGGTCTACCAGGCTTGCTCGCGCCTTTGATCGCGAAGATGTTTCGCCAGCGCCGCACACGGCAGAACTGATACACCTCGTCGGTGTGGTGACCGCCGGAGTCAACACCCGTCGCCAGGATCGCCAGCGCGACACCGCAGGGATGCCGGTAGCGAACCTTGAGTTTTTCATCCAACACCGCCCAAGTGCGCTCATCGGCAGGGTCGCCCCAGATCACCTGGTGGTCGACCACCCAACGTTCCATGCCCACGCCGAAGCCCATCACCATCAGTTCCAGGCGGTTGGCCTGGACGTCGACGGCGCCCGTCAGCATCAGCACGCCCATCGGCATACTGCCGAGGGTGTAGGTCTCCAGCCGTGACCGAGCGATCAGCACTTCAGCCTTGGTCTGCTCTTGCGCGCTGTCCCAGACCTTGGCGAGACGGGTGTTGTAGAACACCTGCATCAGCCCCATGTCGCCCTTGGCCTGGGCCTTCTTGGCGTCTTCGAACTCCTCCGCAAGCGAGGCCCAGTCCTTCCAGCCAATCGGCGAGTAGAGCGCATTCAGGTGGAAACCCACCGTTTTACCATCGCCGCGACCATGGGCACGCCACTCACCACGGGCGAGCATGTCGGTCTTGTGATGCTCCTCGATCAGGACGTCACATTCAGGCGCGGCGCACTGGTAGTGAACCGTGCGGTAGTCCTTGCTGTAGAGCAGCCGCTCCCACTCCAGGATCTGCATATGCCCGCATGAAGGGCACGGCACGTAGTAGTAACGCTGGTCGCTGGACTCGAACAGGTCCGCGATCCGCGAGGCGCCTTTGATCGTCGGCGAGCTGGAAAAGTAGATCTTGGCATTGCGCCCGAAGTTGGTCGCCCGCGTTTCTGCCAGCACGATGGGATCACCCTCCTGGCCGACGTCATTCTCCCACCGGTCGACCTCATCGCCGTAGATGTAGCGTGCCGACAATTCGGATAGGTTGGCTGCCGAGCCCGCCGTGGTGACGTACAAGGCGCCGCCCTCGAACTCCTTGGTGTCCATGGTGTTGCGGGCGTCCCGTGACCGGCTGGCCGCTACTCGCTTCGCCAGTTCTGGGGTCGCCTTGATCGTCTTGCTGATCCGCCCGGACACCCGCTTGGACAGGCTCAGACTGGGCAACAGCGCAAGGATGTTGGACGGTGCCATGTGGATAAGTCCGCCCATCCAATTCAAGGCGATCTGGGTTTTCATCAGCTGCGAGGCCACCATGGTGATGACTCGCCGGCAAGGGTGAGCCGGTGACAGGCAGCGCATGGGTTCGCGAGCGTACGGCGTCCGATCCGTGCGGTACTGGCCGGGCTCAGGGGCGCCGGTATCTCGCGGGATGCGCATGTACTCGTCGGCCCATTCGTCGATCCAGAGGTCAGGGTCAGGACGTAGTCCACGGAAATACGCCTCACGGTACGCACGGTCACCGTCAGGAAATTCCGTGGTCATAGGTCAGCTCGTTGTCATTGCTCGTTCAAGGTCGGACGAGGACATGCGCTCAGCCTCTTCCAGTGATTTACGAAGTGTCGCCGCCAGGTGTTTCTCGATGTCCCAGGGATCGGTCATGGCTGCAACCTTGTGGGACAGCTGGGGCAACAGGCCGAACAGCTGGTCGCGCAGATGGCGCCCCGCGTTGTACGCCCCCATCTCGACAGCATCCCTGGCTACCAGTGAGCCCTGCGCCTTGTGCAGCTCAATCTCGGCCAGCTGCGCCAGGTTGTGTTCGCGCATGGCGCGAGCCTTCTGGAAGTCGTGGCCCTTGGCGCCGACAGCAATAGGCTGCTGCGGCGCAGCCGTGTTAGTCGGCTCGACCAGGGGGGACAGTTGGCTGTAAACGTCACGCTGGATCCGGTCCTGCTGGTGTCGAGCAGCGACGGCGGCCTTGCTGGGGTCGGCGGTTTCGACGATCAGCGCTTCAGTTGCCAGCACGTCGACCATCTTGCCGTCCGGCGACAGGACCAGGCGATTGTTGCCTTTGAGCCAGGTGATGTAACTCGGCGTCCTGCCGATGCGAGCCGCGAAAGCGCTTTTAGACAGAAACAGTGGATCCGTCATAAGCCCTCCTTTTCAACGGCTTTTCAATGGAAACCTTTCAATTTCAATGGATTGAATTTCAGTAAGCTGGCAGCCCGCCCGCTAACGCTTTCCCGCGGGTTTCATGCCCCGTGCATGAGTCACTCCTCCAGGGTCCCCACCGAACAAAGAAAGAATATAAACTCGTCTTCATCGACGCTCGATCCCCTCATGCAGAACATCAGGTCAGAAACCGTTATGCGAATACCAATGCGCTGCAAAGAGTGCATCATTCAGAACCTACCTCGGCTAGACGCTACACGCTCGCCCTTCATAGAACTGAATGATTCAGGAAGGTATGAGCTTGTATGCGACTACGGCCACTCCACAATTGCTTCACTTCAAATTGAAAAATTTAAAATACTCTATGAAGTCGGAGCATATGCAATTTTAGATGGATACTACAGAGAGGCCGTTACGTCCTTCACCGCTAGCGTAGAGCGCTTCTACGAATTTTTTATCAGAGCAAAAATGCTTGAGGAAGGTCATACACCTGGATCAATAAGTGCAATGTGGAAGCTTGTTAGCTCTCAATCTGAAAGACAACTGGGAGCCTTTATCTTTCTCTACTCTCATAGCATCGGTTCTCCACCGACGCTTCTAAGTGGTAGTAAAACCACCTTTAGGAACGACGTAGTTCACAAAGGAAAAATCCCGAGTAGGCAAGAAGCATTGGATTATGGAGAGGCGATACTCGACGTTATTAACCCACTACACACTCAAGCTCACGAGTGTTTTCCGAAAGGAGTAGAAATCTTAAGGGAGTCACTACTTACACCTGGAGAGGGTTTCATGATTATGCCGACTATTTTAGACGGTCTAGAAAGTGGCTTGCGCAGCCCGGGTCATCGCCTAATCGACGGTCTGGAACACATAAAATGTTTCAGAGAACGTTGGTAGCCAATTTCAAGCGCACTCCATATCAATGTTTTATGAGGCCGACATCCCTTGGTATCTCTTACATGGTACCGGCAGGAGAGTTCGATAACCCTTGTAGGAAGCGCCCCTCGGGGAGGACCTGAAAAATCGGCCCCGGTCGGTCCCGCACTAGGTTCGCTCGTTCGATGCCTACTCGGAGACGCCCAACCGCTTGGCAGCCCAGCGTTCGTACAAGCCGATGGCGACATCGGCGCCGGCCATCGCGGTGAGGCAGCCGATGCTCCCTGCCGCCAGGACCGACATGCCTGAGGCGTGCAACAACATCATGGTGGAAAGCCCGCAGACCACGCAGGCCCCGGACCGCAGCAGCAAGCGGCGAACCAAGGACCAGCCGCTCACCCCCGCTTTGTCGGCCCGCCATGCCTCGCCGGAAATCCCGCCGACCAGGGACAGTAGGATCACCATCCAGACCGGCATCTCAATAAGCGCTTGCTGCTCGTTCGTCATCGCCCTACCCCATAAACGCAAAAACCCGGCGCAATGGCCGGGTTCAGTGTGGTGGTGAGTCCCGCTGCTTGCGGTCGCACCTATCGAAGATGGGTACTTTTTACAGGTCGATTCCGGTGGCAGCAAGCGGGTTTTAATGCCATGGCGCAATACGGGTGCAATACAGGTATGACGCAGGTACAACGCAGGTACAACGCAGGTACAACGCAATCAGTCGGCTATCGCTTCTGGTGCCCCGTCTGACCTGTCCCACTACTCTTGATCGAGGTAGGACAGCTACAGGCGCCTGAATATGGGGCTCTGCCCTACTGTCCTACCTTTATTCCTTTTCTCTTGTGTATAGAGAGAAAGCTAAAAGCACGCGTGCGCGCCATGGGCGCGATTACGTGCCCGCTATGCTCATGTGTGCGTGGGGCGGGTAAAGGTTGGACGGTAGGACAGGCCAACGACGGCGCGGCCTGAACCTGTCCTACTGCGCTAAATGGCAGTCGGACAAGGCCGGACAGTAGGACATAGGCACGCGGAGTGACGCCAGGGGTCATGCAGCCTTCCCCATCAGCATGCCGGCGATGTGCAGGTGGGCTTCGTGCAGGCGCTGGTAGTAGGTATCTCGACCGCATCCGCAGTGGGTGTACTTCTGCGACAGGAAGCTTTCGTGGTTGCAGTAGTGCTCGCGCACGACGACCGACAGCTGCGGCGGCAAGTGCTTGTTGACGATCAGCTCGATGTCGGCCGATTCATCCAGCAGCACCCGACTACCACGCGTGCCACGTATCAACTCTCCTTTGCACTCCATCAGCATGGCGATCATGTTGCCGCCACTCGGGCCACCTACGTTTTCCGGCACAGGCGAATGCAGATCCTGCGCCCATAGTTTGAGCATCTCGTCGATTCGCTTAATCATCGAAGCATGGCTCCTCGATCTCCGTTTGCTGCAATGCCGACGTCCGTCCCCAGGTCGTGGGCTTCTGGTAGGACCAGGGCCGGACACCACTCTTTGCCAGCGCGGGCATGCGCTTCTTCCGCCACCCCAGCCGGTGCATGATCGCCCCGACGCGCATTTGCTCAGGCTTGCCCCAATGCCCGAAGTCCAGCTTGAGCGCCTGGGTCAGGATCTCGTTGCCAGTGGCGGTTTCGCCGAGTTGCGACTCTTCCAGCCAGTTCAGGATTGGGCCTTCCCATTCGTCCACCACGAAGCGTTCGTCCTGGGCCTCTGCGAACATCCACGATTCGTCCTTGGTCACCCACCAGATATCGCCGGCCTCGAAGCAAAACAGTGCCTCGGCCCACAGCTGGTCGCGGATCTCGCGTAGTTGCTCTAGATCCACCTTGTTGCAGAACACCGGCCAGTAGCGACGGTTGCCCGTGGCGTCCTTGAGGTATTCCTCTTGGTTTGTGGTGCCCACGAAAACACACTGGCGTGGCACGTCGTTCGTTCTGCGGCCGTAGCTCTCGCGGTAGGTGTCTGTGGACGCGGAGAAGAACTGCTTGGCCTTGGTACTTTCGGCCTTGTTGAAGCTGTCCAACTCGCCCAGCTCGACAATCCACTTGCCGCGAATCGCCTGGAAGCTGTCCTTGTCGCCGAGGGCAAAAGGAGTGTCCATAAACCACTCGCCGCCGAGGACGCCCATGGCCGTGGATTTGCCGGCGCCCTGCCCGCCTTCAAGGATCATCACCGAGTCGGCCTTGCAGCCTGGGCGCATCACCCGCGCAACAGCTGAGATAAGCCAGCGTTTGCCGACCTTGGCCGAGTACTCGCTAGTCTGGACGCCCAACACGTCGGTCAGCCAGGTTTCAATGCGGGGCACGCGGTCCCATTCCAGCTTCTCCAGGTACTCGCGCACCGGATGGAAGGCGTGATCGTGGGCAACCACGCAGACCGCTTCGATCACATGGGAGGCTTTGACCCGCAGGTTGTACTGCTGCGCGAGCCACTTCATCACGCGCATGTCGTCGATGTCCGCCCAATCACCGGCACCGCCACCGAAGGGCGCAGACCGCAGCTTGACGATCTTAGAGCTGAACACGCTGTAGCCAATGACCCCGGCCCAGCGTTCGTCATTGCCCAGGATCAGCTCGACGTTTTGCATGTGCGCGATCAGGGAGCCGTTTTCGGTGCGGGCGAGCTGGTCTTTCCAACCGCCAGCTGCAGGAGGTTTGACCACCGCCAGCACCTGGCGGCGGACGGCCTCCAAACCTTCAGCGACGTGCAGGTCGTTGAAGTCCGTCCACTTGATCTCGCGTTCGCCGGAGAACACAGGGGCAACCACCTGGCCGCCGACGATCAGCGCGGCGTTGGCGGCCTTTTCCTCGCCTGGGTTCCAGGGTTCGCCGTTGGGGCGCCTGGTCTTCCAGTCATCGTCGCGACAGATGATCAACGGGCAGCCGGGAAAGCGCTCGCGCATGGCCTTGGCGACCGGCAACAGGTTGCCCGCGTCGAAGGCGATGGCGACAGTGAGCGAGGTCGCCATGTGCAGGCTTGCGCCTGTGGCGTAACCCTCACACACCAACACCGGCTCGCCCGGTTCAGGGTGTGGACCGATGAGGTGGAAAGCGCCTTCCTTCGACATACCGTAGGGCCAATAGGCTTTGTCGCGTCCGGTGTCCTCTTGCTTCGCGGGGAAGATCACCTGCAGGCCAACGATCTGGTCGCGCACGTTGCACATAGGCACCAAAAATGCGCCCGTGCGTGGCGCATAGCGAACCTTGAAGCCGACGATCTGCTTTCGATCCAAGTAGGCGCTCTTACCCTTTTCAGGCATGCGTTTGAACAAACTGGAAGCACGGCTGGCCGCTCGCCGTGACGCGTTGGCCGCTATCTCAGTAGCCTTTCGTTTGGCGTCTTCCTGCCGAACGCGCATGACTTCACGCTCTTCGGGGCTCATACGGCCGGCTTTGACTTTGATCTTTTGAGTGTCGCCGGAACGCCAGTTACCGAAGCTGCCGAATATCAGCGTCTCGTTTTTCTCGGTGCGGTGTTCGTGGACGACGTACCAGCCGTTTTTTTCTTTGCCTTTGTCCTGGGTGGTTTTGCAGCGAGTTAGCTTGCCGAACAACAAGGGCTGATCGGGCTCAAGGCCGTAATCGGCGAACTGACTCAGTACCTCATCGAGCATGGCGGGCCTTCCTAGCTTCGTCGATGGATTGGCAAATCACACATTGGGTGCAGCCAGGAATGGCAAGGCGGCGCTCCAATGGGATTGGCGTCTCGCACCCTTCGCAGAACATGAATGAGTGCGGAGCAATGGCAGGTTTATTGGCATTGCGTGCAGCAAGCGCCTGATCCAGGCGCTCTTGCACCAGGTCGTTGGCAAAGTCAGCGATATCAGCCACGTTCCACCCCGCGAGTCGTCTGGTTAACGTACCGGGCGCGGTTGTACATGCCCAACAAACCCTGGATGCCGCGAAACACCAACTGGCGGATCTCAGCCAGCTCGCCGTCGTCGACCTTGCCGTCGCCAATGTGCTTGGCCCAGGTTTCAGACAAATCCGCGACCTGGCGGAAGAACTGCGCGATCCCCGTGGTGAGGGTTTCGGGCATGTCATTGGTGTACGCCTCGGCCAGCTCCTGCCAGATCGTGTCGCCGACAAGGCCGTGCACCGCATCGAGAATGCGGCGGTCTTTAGTCAGCTCAAGGATCTCGCCGAACTCTTGAATGTTGACCGTGTGGGAGGGATGGGTGGGAGATAACTTGTGCTGCAGCGTGGTGGCATTTCTACCGGTGGTGGCTGCGATTGCAGCGGCACCACCGGGATAGTCCCGTGCTGCGTGGTACAGGGCTAATTCGAGCGTCAGTACTTCCTTTTGCGCTCTCTCAACACAGCTTAAAGCTACTCGGCTCATGGCATTAATCCTACAAAGTTGCCAGTGCCCCGCGACATGCAGTGGTGTTACATTTGCCGCGTGGCTTGAAAGGGCCCAAACGCCGGCTAGATCTGTGGATCAAAACCGGCACCGTGCCGAGGCGAACAATCCATTGCTCACCTCTGGCGCAACAGCTGCCTAATCTGTGGTGGAAAAGGCAGCAACCCAAGACATCCGTGTCTTGGCAGCGCGATAAAGGGAGGTGGTTTGCATGTGGTGTGCCCTCCTACCTTCGTCGCGACCCGACAGCACTGTGGTGGTGTGTGCCGGGAGGAACTGGGCGGCCCTTGGGTCGCCTTTTTTCTATGCTGTTTTCCGCTCCACAGGTTCATCAGTAATGCCGAAGTGCTCCAAGACCTCGGACAGAGAAACACAACCCTCACTCTCGCGGCTCAGCGCTTTAACTAATGAAACGCTAGGGTTTTTACGCGCATATTTGACGTGCAAACGCAGGTAGCTTACGGCTATCCCGCACCTCTCGGCATATGCCTGGGAAGCATTTGGATTCAAGCTGTTGATGTAATCACGAAGCATCATGGGAAAGTCCTCCTTTCCAACAATTTAACCTTCAAGGTTACTTATTGCAATACCGTCAAGGACATTCACCCTGAAGGTTAATCCGGCGAGAATCCACGAATGAGAATTACAGACACTCGCTTACAGAATTTCCGAAGAGTTTTGGCTGAGCGAAAGCTCCGTCTAATGGACATTGCCGAGCTCTTGGGCAAGGCTCCCGCGCAGGTTAGCGCCTTTGGGGGCAAGAACCCTACGAAAGGAATTGGAGATCAGATTGCTCGTGAGATTGAGAAGGCACTGCAATTACACAGTGGTTATCTTGATATGCCCTATGGGCTTGACGAGTTCAATAATGCGACAGTACTCAGTCATACAGGCCGGAAATTGCCCGTGATAGGATCGATTGCCGCAGGAGTCTGGTGCGAGTCTCAAGACTCTTTCGATCCAAGGGATGCGGAGGAATGGATTGATGCTCCTGGCCCAGTAGGCCCACGAGCATTTATTCTTCGTGTTGAGGGGATAAGCATGGAGCCCAAATTTTCGGAGGGAGATAAGATCGTCATTGACCCTTCACTCGAAGCACTGCCTGGTCACTTTGTTGCCGCAAAAAGGACTCGGGATCAGGCGACAACCCTCAAACAGCTGAAGCAAGAAGGAGGCGAGCAATATTTATATGCATTAAACCCTGACTGGCCTGAGAGAATAATTAGAATGACAGAAGAGTGGAGCATTTGCGGTCGCGCCAGATGGAAAATATCTGAGCTTTAAAAATTAACTTAAGGATGAGTCAAATGCTAATAGAGGTTCTCCCTCCGCGCACCGGCCCGACATTCGAATCAGACTATAAGTTTTCATTGATTCAAAACAACTGGAATGATTATAGTTACGAGACGCAGTACAGCCTTGTCTATTTAGGGCCTCCTAACAAAAGAGGCCACAACTTAATTGGCACAGTGAAAATACTGAAAAAAGGTCAAAAACCTAGCGACCCCTTACAACTAACTTCAAGCTTTGATTTCCTTACAGAAGATTTCGTCTCGGTTGGCCAATCCCTAGATTACTATCAAAGGCTTTCAGAGCTAAGCGATGATTTAAGACTTACCCTTTTAGAATCTCTGAACGATTACGTATTTAATCCATCTCTCGGCGATGAGTTTCGGAGTGAAGAAGGCTGGAGCATATCGCTGTTTAGATACTTTAACGAAAACGATAACTTCCTACTAACATCGAAGTCATTACTGAGCAAGAACTTTGATAGCCTCCAACGCACCGACCTTGATTTCACGTTCAAAATACCAGAATGGGATCAAGAAATACGCTTCGACTATTCACTCCCGGAATTTGTTAGCCGCGTTGGCGGTATAGCACACCCTATACCCAGCAGGATAATATCCATAATAGGAAGGAACGGATCAGGAAAGAGCACGCTACTGGCAAGACTCGCCAGAGTTGCACATGGCACATCTAAGAGCAGGCAGGAAGGGGTTTTCGACAGAGTTGGTAAAATAGTACCAGAAGGAATCGGCTTCCCAAGAATCATTACAGTTTCCTATAGTGCTTTTGATAGCTTTCGGCTCCCTGGTTTGAAACCTAGCGTAGATGGGGAAGCCGATGAGAGATTCCAGATCATCAAAGATATGGAGGATGGTGGGGGTCGATTTGTTTTTTGTGGGCTTAGAGATATAGCAGCAGAATTAGCCGGTCAAATTGTTAGCGAAGAAAAAAACAATGACTACTCAAACGATAAAATTTCGACAACTTTACTGAAGCCGGTTATGGCTTTAGCTGAAGAGTTTGTTAAGACCCTTTTATTAGTGAAGCGCAACGATGCGTCGCATATTTTAGATAGAGCCTTAAGATACATAGCAAGTGATGCGTCGTTTTCAGCTTATCAATATAACCTTAGTACAAGTTTCTTGCTGGATAACAACCCCAAAGAATTATTCCTGATGTGGAGTACAGGCCACAAAATCGTGATGCAAATAATCGCGAGCCTTGCTGCCCACACGACACAATCCTCACTTATCCTCATAGATGAACCCGAGACACACTTGCACCCTCCCCTTCTAGCATCATTAATGCATGCTATAAGAATCATCCTCAGCACAAAGAAAGCTTTCGCTATTGTTGCAACACACTCTCCGGTCGTATTGCAAGAGACGCTCGTTAGGCACACTTACTTAATACGTCGCGAGGGAAAATTAACATCCATCACGAAGCCTAACAAAGAGACTTTCGGGGAAAACATAGGAACACTAACAGGTGAAACTTTTGGCTTAAACACCAGAACCACAGACTTCCATAAAACTTTAGATCGACTTATAAAGGAACACAAAAACCTACAAGTAATTGAATCATTCTTTCAACCATATGGTTTAAGCATGCAGGCTAGAGCGTACGTTATGAGCCAGCTTATTTCGGAGGGCCATATGTAATGTGGAGGCTTGACACACCAAACACTGGTAATTCATCCGAAAACTTAACGACCGCATTGACGTTACTAAATGGAACGCCAGTTTACGAGCTTACCAACCTCGAAAAGGCTCGAGTACTCCAACTATATCAGTCATATGACGACAATCTGGGAAATCCGTCTAACGACCTAAAGGGAACAGAAGCGGAGGCATTGCTCCTGGAGGCAATGCATAACGCGTATTTGCAAGTCCAAATTGGCGGCAGACTAGAGGACTACAGAGACAAGCTGAAGTTATTAGCCGAAATCTGTCCTTATTGTGGCTTTGGAGCGATTACAGATTTGGATCACCATTTACCCAGATCAAAATTCAAGGCTCACTCGATATATGCAAAAAACTTAATCCCATGCTGTCACCCCTGCAACAACATAAAAAGAGCAAAAGCAGGAGATATGCCTAATGGCCAATTCTCACATGTCTACTTTGGTCAAAGACCCCACGAGCCATTTCTGAGCGCTGATGCGAAAGTTCATCTGACTGGATTGGAAGTATCTTTTACCATCAATCAAACTGCCACTTTAGATCCAAATGAATTTGAGCGACTTAAATTTCAATTTGACACTCTAGAACTAAACTCCCGATATAAAGCCCCTATAAACATCTATATGGGTACTCTGAGAACTAGCATAGAGAGTTTTGCAGCGTTGGGCGGTGCAGCTTTGAAAACCTTCTTGCAAAGCAGCTACACCGCATCATGCAGAGATTTTGGCCCCAATCATTGGCAGTCCGCACTTCTGAAATCACTAACGGAATCAGATGAATTCTGTGATGGAGGGTTCCAGTACTGCTTCGGTAGGAAAGATCCTGCCATATGATTACCTTCTAGGTATTTTTTCAATTGACAAGATAACCCAATAGATTAATTATCGCCTCACTCTTCCACCACAGAGCGAGGCAACACTATGCACACCACAGCTACCCTGCACGTCCACCCGGCCGCTGCTAATCCGTCCCGCATCTTCGAAATTCGCCGCCTGGCACAAGACTGCGGCTGCGCCTTCATCGTGTCCAAACCCAAGCTGAAGCAGCGTTCCGCGCCCGCCACATTCGATCCAAACGGCGGAGGGCAAGCGGCATGAGCAAGTTCAAACTCGACAACCGGACCCTGGCCTTACTCAAGGCTCAGGTAAACCTGACCGAAACCTTCAACCACCTTCTGCGCACCGAAACTCAGCGAAAGGCCCTGGCCTTCCGCCTGAAAGTCGAGCGCAGCAAAACCGACACGCACTTCACCGTTGAACTGGGCTGCGAACGCCACACGCTGACCCTGGCCAACACAAAGAAAATGCACCTCAAGCTTGCGGACTTCATTGAGGAGATCGTCAACGGGCCAGCCACCTCTGCCGACTCGTCGTCTCTGCCGCATGCAGAACGTCGCTATGGCGTGTTCGAGACTGAACAAAGGCAACAGGTATTCGACCTGGTGCAAACCGGCGGCGCCCTCAGCCTCGACATGGGATTCGAGCAACCCATCAACCTGGCAATCCATCGCAACAAAACCCGTGCCGGGATCACGACCATCATGAGCATTGGCGTCAGCAAACCACGCTCTAAATGCTTCACGGTGTACGGCAGTGACGTGGAGATCTACTCCATGGTCGCTGAATCCATCACTCACCTGGCTGCGGTGGCGACTCCCGCCGCGCATGCAGCCTAGGAGAACGACATGGAACGTAGCCTGGAAAAAGCCGCCAAGTACTTCGGCCTCACCCGCCCCAAGCTGATCGCGCTAATGCGTGAAAAGGGCCTGCTCAACGACCGCAACCTACCGACCTTCCCGGTGCGGGACCGCGAGTACCTGCGAGTCAAGGACAGCAACTGGTACCACGAGACCGCTGGCACGCAGTACAGCCAGTCGACCAAGGTCCGTCAGGCCGGCGTCCGCTGGCTCGCCGAAGAGTTGGGCCTCGAACTGCCAGCCATCCCGGCCGACAACCGTGATGTGGCCTAGGGAGTACGCCCGCCAGATCGTCGCCATGGGCACACGCGAGGAGCGCAACGCTGCGCTCCTCGAAGTGCCGGAACATCTGCGGGAGCTGACCAAACGCCATTGCCTTAATGCCTGGAACCACCCTTCACGACTCAAACGCAAGGAGGCCGCAGCCCATGAGCAACACCAGCCAGACACCGCTACGACTGCAACCCGCGCCGGATAGCGCGACCGTTGAGATGCTGCACCAGCTCTTCGGCGACGTGCTTATCCCCCTGGAAAAACTGCGCGTGCATTACTTCAAGAACCTCAACGAGAAGACCTTCACTGAGGCGATCAACAGCGGGCGGATTCAACTGCCGGTGACCACGCTGGACCACAGCGTCAAGGCGTTGCGGTATGCCCATATCAAACACGTCGCAGTACTGATCGACATTCGCGCTTACCGAGCGGACGAAGACATGCCGCGACCACAAAACGATTCACCCGAGAAAGACCAGTAACCCAGACGGCTGCCACCACCAGCCACGAAACTACCAGGAGCACACCACATGACTGCAGTTCAAATCTGCGCACTGATCAGCATCATTATCGCTGCCGCGATCCTCTACTGGGTCGGCTACCGAGGCGGCCTCACTGACGGCAAAAATGAAGGTTACGACGAAGGCTATTCTGACGGGTACACCGTGAGGCAGGACAGAGCCTCGGCCGCGTATGCCGCCTCGCTCAAAAATATGTCAGATCAAAGCATGCACACCGAACTCTTGTTGATCCGGGAACCGCAAGACCGTTACACCCTCCTGGCCATTGCCGAGAAGCTGAAGCTCGCCGCCGACACCTTCCGCGCTGTTAGATCCGAAAGCCAAGCAACGCAGGCACTTGCACTACGTGACAAGGCACTGGATATGGCTGCGCTGATGAACCATTTCGAGATGAAGGGGGATGCAGCATGAACCGCGCGATCCCCATGCTCCGCCTAACACCCCAAGCCGCCGGCACACTGCAGCAGCAACACGCAAAGGCGACCAAGGAACTACGCTCGCTCACCCGCTACACCAAAGAGTTTGACCGCCAGTTGAAAGCCCTGATCGGCTATGAAGCTCTGCGCCAATTGCACAAGGCAACGGACAATGCCTTGCTGCTGGCCGACCTAGTGAGGGAGGCCGCATGAACTGGATCCTCACCTCAAACGGCAAACGCTTCGACCTGTTCGAGCCTGACGCCGACATGATCGACCCACGGGACATTGCACACTCGCTGGCTCACCTGTGCCGCTTCAACGGTCACACCCGCGAGTTCTACAGCGTGGCCCAACACAGCTGCATCGTCGCCGAGCTGGTGCCGGAAGAACATAAGCTCGCGGCATTGCTCCACGACGCGCCTGAGGCGTACCTGGGCGATATGACACGGCCACTCAAGCAATGGATCAGCGCCTTCCAGCATTTCGAGGACTGTATCTGGTGGCGTGTTTGCGAGCGGTTCAACATCATTCCAGAGCTCCCTGCCTGCATCTACAAGGCCGACCTGATAGCACTTGCGACCGAACGCCGCGACCTCATGCCAACCGATCCGGCTATCTGGGATTGCTTGGTCGGCATCGAACCCATGATTGAAAACATCCGCGCATGGCCTGCCGCCGAAGCCCGGCTCACCTACCACCAGCGGCTGATGGACCAACTCGCTATTGAAAACCGGAGGAAAGCGGCATGACGAACCACCAGGACAACACCAGCGCCCTGCCCGCTTTGCTCCGCGCTGATAACGGCGTCGACACGCTAGAAACAAACAGTCTCTGCTGCGTAGCAGCAGGCATTATTGCTCCTTCCAGCGCCACCACCGAGGCACTTATACCCCACGAAAAGCTACGCGGGGCAGCGCTCGCTGATGCAACGCTAAACGCTCAAGAACGCTCGCTCGCGCAGCCTGCCGTGGGGTATACACACCGTTCACTGCCCAAAGCCATAGAGGCTGAAATCTTTTCGGACGATGAACTGGCCGACCTTACTGGCTATAAGCAGCGAGCCCATCAACGGAAGTGGCTAACAGACCGCAATTGGGTATTCGTCGAGAGTCGTGGGGGTCGTCCGCTAGTTGGACGCATGTACGCACGCATGAAGCTTGGCATGACCAATACAGCACTCATTGAACAAAGCCCGCCGCCGGCACGACCCGCTTGGATGCCTGATTTCTCCAGGGTGAACTGAGATGCGACCTAGAAACACAGAAAACAGGGACTTACCGCCTGGAATGGTGCGGCGCAAACGCCCTCGCAAGAATGGCAAAGTGTGGGTCGGCTACTACTACAAAGACTCGACAGGAAAGGAGATCCCGCTAGGTGGAGATCTGAGTAAAGCGAGATTGAAGTGGGCAGAGTTTGAGGCTAAGGAAAAACCCGCAGACCTGACGATGATGAAGGGGATCTTTGATCGGTACGCCCGCGACGTCATTCCGAAAAAAGGAGAGCGTACCCAAAAAGACAATCTAGCCGAGCTAAAACAGCTACGCCCCACATTCGATGGGGCTCCCATCGATTCAATCACGCCGGCAAATATAGCCGGGTATCGCGATGCACGCACGGCCAAGGTTAGAGCCAACCGGGAAATCGCCCTTCTGTCGCACGTGTTCAATATGGCACGCGAGTGGGGCCTCACTGAGCGGGAGAATCCTTGCCAAGGCGTCAGGAAGAACAAGGAGGTGCCACGCGACTACTACGCCAACGCGGTGGTTTGGGACGCCGTCTACGGTATGGCGGGCCCAGAACTCAAGGAAGCCATGGACCTGGCCTACCTGACCGGCCAGCGACCTGCCGATGTGATCATCATGCGTAGCGACGATACCGAGGGCGATTATTTCCTGGTCACCCAGGGTAAAACCGGGCAGAAACTCAGAATTCTCATGCGGACAGAATCTGGAGAAAACAGTCTCGGGAAATTGGTTAGAGCGATAACCGAAAGAAATGCGCACCACCCCTCCAAGTACCTACTAATCAACAGGTACGGAAAAAGGATGACGAAAGGCATGTTGCGCCTGCGCTGGGACAAGGCAAGGGAGAAGGCGCAGCAGAAAGCGCTGGATCAGGGCGACCCTATGCTCGCAGCAAAGATTGGAGGGTTTCAGTTTCGTGACATCCGACCCAAGGCGGCATCGGAAATCATTGATATTGGCGACGCAAGCCTCCTGCTGGGACATAGCAAACAGGAGATCACCAAACGGGTTTACAGGAGGATTGGCGCCACTGCTAAACCATCAAAATAG